AAAGAACAAGAACCAGTTCAGGACCTAGCGCTGGAGTGTGTGCATTTCCCTAGTTGCCCTAAGCAATTGGGGATAACTACGGGGGTGTGCGGACAAAAGTGTGAAGGTCATCACTGTGTTCATAGAATGGATTGTCTTCCTGAGAAGGACGACTTCCAAGTTGAAGGAACTGAACCAGTGATATTAACGAGATCTCTTGTTGAATCGGCAGTAGCGACAGTGTTGAAGGAGCAAGGTTTGATCTTGGGTGAAGAAGAAGATGAAGAAGAAGTTGAGATAGGACCCTTGATCGAAACCGTTGCAGAGGCAGAGGACGAGCAAGTTCATGAAGCATTCCATACGGTGGAGATGTTTGAACGGTTTGTTGGCGAGATTCGGAATGTGGATAACCCTGTGGGGTATTGTTCGGTTGTACGGATATGGAATGTATTAGTGATACCAGAACACGTGTTGGATTTGATGGATAAGGATAATGCCAAGAATATAAGCTTGGCTGGAGGACACGGATATTCTATTTCGATGACGATGCCATACGTGAGAAAGGATTGGGTGAAGATACATGGTATGTTGGATACAGTGTGTTTACCAATACCGACACAATTGGCTTCGTGGCCAGCATTTACAGAGAAAACGATGTGCATAGCGACAGTAGGAAGCTTTAAGGCTAAGATGTATACTAAAGCACCGCATATGAAAGGACAGCAGGGGATGCAGAATTTCGATGCGACAGTGATGGAGTCGGATGGACTACCTGTATGCAAATATAGAGCAGATCATGCGTTGGGCTTTTGTATTTCGCCGATACTTACAAATGAAACGCCAGCAAGGCTATTCGCCCTGCACCATGCAGGAGGAAAAACGACGAGTATTTGTGAGGCAATTTGTCTAACGAAGGAAGGATTGGAAGAGATGCGAGAACTAGGGAAAAAATCGGCCGTGGAACAGGCATTGCAACGTTGGAGCGTTGATCCTGTACTACGGTCAAACTAGTATTCGGCACACCTTTGGTAATTCCATTGAATTGGTACGGGTTCCTGGGGGCTAAGTTTGAAAAGCCCGTGAACGAGGGTGTGCCGGAAGTGGAAGGATTTGAGATAGCACAGGCAAAAACTGGTTTTCCAGTATCTGTGTTTCGTCAGGATGATGATTATCGACTTTTCTTGCTAGAAGGAGGCGTTAAAAAGCAGAATGTTACGAGTGCCGTTAGGCCGTCGACCTTCGAAGC